CAACGGGTGCGCCTGTTCTTGGTTCGGCATTAATCGCTGGAAATCAAATTCTTCAACCGCAAGGCATAACTGCGGGCGCTCCTGACGTTCCAACGGCGAACATGGCAGAGGATGAAACCTTTGACACTGCAAATCTGTTTACGGGTGCGCCGATTGTTCCTCATATTGCTCTTGTTCAAGAGCATATTCTTAGCTCAACGGCTATAACAACTGGCGCGGTTTCTATAGGCCAGCCAGCCCTTATACCTACAGTGCCTCTTTCAACTAGCGATGTTACAACGGGTGCGCCTACGGTTGGAAATACAACCATAAATCAAGATCATGTTATTGCGCCTCAAACAATAAGCACGGGGGCCGTGTCGGTTGCCTCTGCATCTATCTCGCAAGTGCATGTTTTGGAGGGTAATGATTTAGACGCGGGTGCGCCAGACGTAGGAACCGCAGGCATAACTCAAGTTCATATCTTGAGCGGAACTGGATTTGATGCGGGTGCGCCTAGCGTTGGCTCTACGGAGATAGATCAAGATCATTTAATAACAGCAAGCCCCATAACTACGGGAGCAGCGACTGTTGCGAATACGGTCATAAATCAAAAGCATGTCCTAGCTACGGCAGATGTTTCGACGGGATCGCCCGTTGTTGATAATTGCACAATGTCAGAGGAAGAAAGCTTTGACGCGCCCAACCTTGATACTGGTTCTCCTGTTCTTGGAACCGCTACGATAGCTCAGGATCATCAGTTGCTTGGCGCGGATCTAACATCAGGAAGTCCAGACCTTGGAACTGCATTAATAAATCAGACGCATGTCCTTGTCGGGGAAGGCTTTAGTGCGGGCAATCCTACGCTTGGAACGGCGGCTATTTCTCAGAACCATGTTATAACCCCACAGGGCTTTTCGACAGATCCCGTTGACGTTGGATCTCCGCTTATCGAGCAAGTTCATATCCTTGCAACTGCAGACGTCACAACGGGCGCTCCTAGCGTTCCAGATACAGCCATTACACAAGATCATATCTTCACAACGCCAGATATAACAACGGGCGCTCCCGTCATTGATAGCGGGGTTCTTAATCAAACGCATATTCTAGGCGGGCAAGAAATAACCACAGGATCGCCTAGCGTCCCTCAGATTGATCCAAACTTTATTTACGGGTTTACTACTGTAAATATATCAACAGGCGTTCCCAGTGTTCCAAGCACGGCCTTTGGGCAAGTGCATATTCTAACTCCAAACAACATTACAACGGGCGCTCCGATTATACCTGATCTTTTGTTTGATGCGGGCATAGGTAGATACGCAGATGAAAGAGATAGTGAAAATATTGTCATTGAGGCGCTTTCGCAGAACGTTGTGATAGAAACAGGATCGAAAAATTCAGCTATTGTTTTGCAGGTCAACGAGATTAACGAAGCTGCTTAACTTATACAATTTTTTCGTGTAGAGTGCGGCTAGAAACTAATGGACGCAGCGAATGGCTTTTTACATTAAGCAAAACGATACAGCACCGATTATTCTTGTAACCCTCAAAGATGGTAACGATGTTGCGGTGGATCTTACTGGCGCGACCGCCGTTTTTAAGATGCGGCCCGTTGGGCAAACTACAGTAAAAACAAGCGCCGCCGCGATTATTCATAACGCCGATAATGGTCAAGTTCGATATGAATGGTTGGCGGCTGATACGGATACAATAGGATCTTATGAGGCTGAGTTCCAAATAACCTTTACCGATGGAAAGATTGAAACATTCCCCAATTCTGATTTTATCAGGATAACAGTAACGGATGATATATCATGAGTGGATTAGTCGTAGAAACCCAGCCCGCAAGAGAGCCGCTTACTGTTATTGAAACGCGTGATAGCTTGAGGCTCGACGATGATGTAGATGAAACCCTTGTGATGAGCCTTATCATTGCGGCGCGGGAGTGGGCTGAAAATTACACAGGGCGAGCGCTCATAACTCGCACCATGCAGCAATGGATGGATGGGTTCGTTCCTGTTGATATGCCGTTGTGGGAAGGCTGGAAAACTGGTCCCGACATTGTCAATTATCAAAATCACATTGAGTTAGCCTTAGCCCCTGCAATCGCTGTTTCAGATATTAAATACTACAATGATGGGAGTTATGAAGATTTAGAATATGCCGTTACTGTGGCGGGTGGTGTTTTCGTTATTGATGGGGCTTCTCAGCCCACTTTAACCCTCAAGCGTGGTTCTACATATAGGTTCAAACAAGATGATAGCAGCAACGGAAGTCATCCTTTGCGGCTATCTACTACGGCAAATGGAACCCACGGAGGCGGCTCAGAATATACCACTGGTGTTACAACTAGCGGAACTGCGGGAAGTTCTGGTGCTTACATTGAGATAACTGTTGATGCCTCTGCGCCTGATGCGCTTTACTATTATTGTTCAAATCACAGCAATATGGGCGGGTCTTTTACCATAACAGATCAAGATACAGAGACCGTTTGGCCCGCAAAGAATTATTATGTTGATACGATCAGGGAGCCAGCCCGTGTTATTCTCAGGGATGGTGGTTCATATCCCACAGAATTGCGAGGCGCTAATGCATTAAAGATAACTTACACGGCGGGATATGGCGCAACCACTCAAAGCGTCCCAGAGCCTATTAGGATTGCTATGATGCAGTATTGTGCTTTTATGTATGAGCATCGCGGAGACTTTGAAAGGTTCCCCCCTCCGCAGCCTCCTAAGCTCCTAACGCAGCTTTTGCAGCCATATCAAATAATGCGTTTCACTTCGACGCCATATAAGGGAATGGTCAGGGCAGGGATCGGCTAAATGTCTATCGGAGATATGCGAAATAGGCTTGAGTTACAAGCCGCAACAAGAACCTCAGATCAGGGCGGTGGATCTTCTATTGCTTGGACGAAGGTGGCTACTATTTTTGCAAGCATAACTCCGCAATCTTCTAATGAGGCGGTTTTTGCAGATAAGCTAAGGGACGTTCTTAGAAGCACGGTGCGTGTTCGATACAGAACAGATTTAACAACTGCCAATCGCTTGGTTCAAACATATCGCCGCAACGGCGTTCAAACCACAAGAACCTTCACGATCAATGGTGTTTTGAACGTGGACAATAGGTTTAAGTTTCTTGATCTTGATTGTGAGGAAGGTGTGGCCTCATGACAAGCATTAAGGCAAGGGTAACGAGAGCTCCAAAATATGCTAAGGTCGAGGCTAAATATGCTTCTGTTGTTAAAAACATTATAGCGTCTGGCGTCCAAGATACCATGAACACTGCGAAAACAAGCATACAGCAACACCAAAGCAAGGGTAGAACTTATGGTAAGCACACCGCCTCCGTTGCTGGTAATCCTCCAAACTCTGATACTGGATTTCTCGCAAACAACATTTTTATGGTTTTAGATGCGGATAAATTTGGCGGCGCTGTTGAAAGTCGTGCAGATTACTCTGGCTTCCTTGAGTTTGGCACAAGCAAGATGGGCGCTAGGCCATATCTTCAACCAGCGCTTGAGGAAAATAGGCCAAAGATCAGAAGAATGTTTGCACGTTTGCGGTCAAGGGGCGTTTAAATGGCGTTACACTCATGGAACCTACAAAAAGCGATATACGCAAAGCTAAACGATGCAACCATATCTGGGGCCACCGTTGCAGACGTACCAGTATATGATGATATTCCAGAGGGAACTTCTGCGCCATATATCAATATTGGAGAAGAAACCGCCATCAATGATGGCACGAAAACCGTGGATGCGGTGGAGCATACACTAACCATTCATGTTTGGTCTGAATATCGGGGCAGATATGAAATAAAGCATATTATGGAACAGGTCTACCAAAACCTTCATAATGCTGCTATAACTGTGTCAGGTGCTTCACTGGTAAACATACGGCAAGAGTTCGCCACAACCCTTGAAGAACCTGATGGAATAACGCGGCATGGGGTCATGAGATTTCGCGCCATTGTGTTTGATAACTAAGGAGAAAGAACATGGCGGCACAAAAAGGCTCCGCAATGCTACTGAAGATTGATATTAGCGGCACGGCAACAACTATTGCTGGGTTGCGTTCAACTTCAATTTCAATGAACGATGAAGCGGTTGATGTAACAACCAAAGATAGCTCTGGCTTGAGACAGCTTTTGGGGGGCGGCGGCGTCCAGTCATTTAGCGTTTCTGGATCAGGTGTGTTTACAGATGATGCCTCGGAGATAGCTCTCCGCGCTGCTTTTGATACCCAAAGAACACAGGGAACATTTACTGATTTTGATATTTTCATTCCAAACTTCGGAACATTCGCGGGGCCAATGATGATAGCCTCGATTGAATATGCGGGTGAATATAACGGCGAAGTCACATATTCAGTAACCCTTGAGAGCGCTGGAACCTTCGCGTTTACGGCTCTGTAAGAATGAGTTGGCTCAGTGTTGAAATAGAGGTTGATGGCTCAACCATTTCTGGCTGGGCCAAATCAAATTCTCAAAACGAATTTGCAGTAGCTTTCTCCTGTGGCCTTGAGGTGGGTGGACATTTCAAGGCTGGGGGGAAATCATATATTGCAGAAACCGTGACCGATGTATTGGATCGCGGAGAACAACTTCTAATAGGTGGAAAGGAAGTGAAACATGACAAACCCAAATCGCGGGGAAATGCTCATAACGCTGGGCGAAAAAACTTGGAACTCAAGGGTGACAATGGACGGGCTGGCGAGGATTGAGGCATTTTGTGGATACGGAATTATCAAAATTCTAGGAAAGCTCACTGAGGGCGATCTTACCACAACAGAAATTTGCGGCATAATTCATCCGATTGTGAAGGGTGGCGGCAATGATGTCTCCATGAAGGATATTCAAAGGGCGGTCTGGGATGCTGGGCTGGCTGATGCAATGCGGGTTTGTGGTGAGGTATTAGCCTCTGCCCTTAACGCGGGGCAAGACGAGGGAAACGAAGCAACGGCGGGAGCAGCGTAGAGAATTTTCCTTGGGCTGATTTCATGCAAATCGGTCTGGGAAAAATGCAGATGAGGCCAGATGATTTTTGGAACATGAGCCTTGTTGAGTTCTATGCTGCTTTAGAAGGTTTTGCAGAGTTCAATTCTGGGGGAGCGCCGCCGCCCCTTCATAGGAATGAGCTAGAGGACTTAATGGAAAGGTATCCAGATTAATGGTTACAACAGTTGATACCCTTCTAGTCCGCATTGAAGCGGATATGTCTGATTTAAAGCGGTCTTTGGATAAGGTTCAAAGAGACGTTGATAAATCTTCCCAAGGCATAGCTGGCGCATTCAAGCGCATCGGAACCGCGATGAAAGCCGCCGTTGCAGCGGTTATTGTTCAGCAAGGGGCGCGAGCGGGTATGGCGCTTGTAAACCTTGCCTCTGATGTTGAAGAAATGCAGGGCAAGTCTAAGGTCGTATTCGGGGCTTTCAGAGATCAAACCGTTGCGGCACTAGAGGCTTTTGGAAATGAGGTTGGCCGCTCTACTCATGAGCTTGAGCTTATGGCCTCAAGTATCCAAGACACCTTTGTCCCAATGGGTTTTGCAAGGGGCGAGGCCGCAAAGCTTTCTGTTGATCTGACTAAGCTGGCTGTTGACGTTGCGTCATTCAACAACGCCAACGATACCGAAACTATGGAGGCGTTCCAAAGCGCCTTGGTTGGAAACCATGAGACGGTCAGACGTTTCGGCGTTGTCATAACTGAGGCAACCTTGAAGCAAGAGCTTTTGCGGATGGGTATAACCGCCACAGGTGACGCGGTATCAAACTCACAAAAGGTTCAAGCCCGTTTAAATTTAATTCTTGCGGGCACAACTGACGCGCAGGGAGACGCAGCGAGAACCGCAGACAGCTTTGCAAACCAAATGAAAGCACTTAAAGCAGAGCTTTCTGAGGTCGGGGTTGAGCTTGGAACTATTTTGCTTCCCTTTGCAAAAGACCTTGTGACCACGTTCAGAAGCCTTACAGATGCAACTCGTAAATTCTTGGCGCAGCTTGGCTTGATTGATTTGACCCCTGCGGATCGCATTGGGATGTTCAATCGCCAGCTAGAAAAGACAGAAGATTTATTGAATAATCTTTCGGACGCAGAGGGAAACTCAGATTTCTTGCAAAACATTGCTAGGAATGCTGGCTTTGATATAAATAATTTTAGAGGCTCAACAGAAGATTTATTCAACGCCTTGCAAGCAGACTTAAACGCAAGGGCAGAAGATTTAAGGCTACAGATTGATCTTCAAAAATTGCTTCAAGAACGGCCTGATGCGGGCGGTGCTGGTGCGGATGCGGGGGGCGGTGGAAGCGAGCCATTCAAGGCTTCTAAACAGCAACAGAAAATCGCTGGTCAAAACGCCGTAATGGCGAAAAGAATACAGATGCAAGCGGATATTAATCAGCTTACAAAATCTGGAAACCTTCTTGTCGCAGAGCATGTAAAAAAAGAATTAGAATTATTCGACGCAAATGTTAAGCTTGCTGGCGAAGCGGATCGTCTTGGGACAATAGAAGTTCAAAGGCTGATTGCCCTTGGGCATACAGACAATCTTACCCAAAAGCTTGTTATTGATAATATTGAACTTACAGCTTCTCAGACAGCTTTGACCAATTCTGTAAAGCTTTCAGCGGAAGCCCTGAAAGAATATCAGGAATTAGTTCAAGAGGGGGTGGATTTTGTAAGAGCCAATATAGACAACAATTATGAATTTGAGAAAAGTCAAACTGCCCTAAATGCAGCACTTGCAGCGGGTGCGGTAAACGAAGAAGATTATAGGGCAGCTATGGCGCTTTTGGCCCTTGAGCAAGCAAGAACTTTGCCCTTGTTTAGCGATTTCGAAAATGGAATGCTGAATATGGCAGATAATATTTCGGGCGCATTAGCCGATATGTCTCAAGGTGCCAAGCTTACGTTTAGAGATTTCCAGAAAATGTTTGATGCTTTTGTGCGCGATATGATTGCTCAAGCTATCAAGCTTTTAATTGTGAACGCAATCTTGCGGGCGATGGGGGTTCCTTTGCGTTACGATGGCTCTGGTTTTAAAGCGGGAAAGGGAACCGCTTTCGGTGGAGCTATACAAGAAAGCGCAACGGGCGGCGCAATGTCTAGGGGCAGACCCTACCTTGTCGGAGAGCGCGGCCCAGAGCTTATTATTCCAGCCTCATCAGGAACAATTAAAAACGCTCACGATACCAGAAACGCCATGAAGGGCGGCGCTACGGTGGTCAATCAAACTATCAATGTTGAAACTGGGGTATCTCAAACGGTTCGCGCTGAAATGCTTTCGTTGCTGCCAGTCATAAAACAGGATACACTGGCGGCGGTCGCGGATGGAAAACGGCGCGGCGGCTCATTTGGACAGGTTCTTTCGTAATGGCACTTATCACAATGCCCAGCACCCCAGCGTTCTCAGCGTCCACTTGGTCGATCAAGCGGGCCGTGGCGCAAAGCAGAAGCCCATTTAGCGGCCATGAGCAGGTCTATGAGTATTCAATGGCATGTTGGCAAGCAACTGTTACTTTGCCGCCTATGAAGCGCTCTCAGGCGGGCGCATGGCAAGCCTTCTTTTTGAAGCTGCGCGGGCGGGCCAATACGTTTTTGATGGGCGATCCTGACGGGCAGTCAAATATTGGCACAGCCACAACGGTATCGGTTACAAGCGGAACCCATGCAATCGGAGATACTACTATTCCCCTGACCCTTAACGGCACTTTGAAGGCTGGCGATTATGTGCAGTTTGGAACCAGCGCCACATCTCAGCTTCATATGATTGTTGCAGATATGTCAGGAACGGGAACCGCTACAATCGAGCCATCGTTAAAAGTAGCAATTAGCGGGTCTACATCTGCCTCAATATCTGGTACAACGGCGGTAATGAGAATGGATAGTAACGATCTGGGGTGGGATGCAGATCATGTTAGCAAGTACGGCTTCTCATTTAGCTGTACGGAGGCCTTATGAAATTGAGTGACGCAATACTTTCTCCCGCTGTTGCCGCTGGCATAGCTATTGTTGCCGCATTGGGCGCGATTTTAAGGTTTGTATTTACCAACCAAAAAAAGATCGCTGTTCTTGAGGCTCGCTATGATGACATCAAATATCTTCTCAAAGAAATGCGCGATGAGCAAAAAGAGCTTAGACGCGACGTTCAGAATTTAGCCCGCAAATAAAATGTGATATGGTGGGGGCATGATTTGCGCCCTAACTTCAATCGCTTTTGGAATGTATCCCTTTGGGGTGATGTTCAAGGCGTGTCGTTATGGATGCCCGCCGCCTTCGTTTTATTACCATTACCCAAAGGTCATAAGAATAATCCCAGAGGCAGATTGCCCTCGGTATGTAATTGTGGGGCGTGATACATGATTGATCCATTTACAGCGCTCGCGGCCGTAAAATCTGCGGTGGCAGCGGGCAAGGAACTGGTCAACGTAACCAAACAAATCGGAGAGTTCTTTGATGGCGTAGATGATTTGCGCGCAGCGCATGAAAAAAAGAAGAACAGCCTTTTTTCTGGTTCAGATGAAAACGCTATGGAAACCTTTGTCAATTTGCAGAGGGCCAAGGACGCCGAGGAGGAGCTTCGTCAGATCGTAATTGCAACCAGAGGTTTTAGCGCATGGGGTGAATTGCAAGCTATACGGGTGCAAGCAAGGAAGGATCGTAAGGCAAAAGCGGAAGCGGAGAGAAAACGAAAGGCAAAGATGGTTGAGCGCATCGTTATTTATGGCGGCGCAACTATCATTGTGACGATTATGCTTGGAATAACGATTGTGATCATTCTGGCAAAGCAGGGTCGAATTTGATGGCTGATGGCTTGAGCGGAATTGGATCTATGCCCTTCAATGTTGGGTCACACATTCATGAGCAAACCAGAGCGCGTGAGGCTATCGAAACACATTTGGCAGAGCAGAGGGTGGAAAAAGAACATAGGTCTAATCACAGCCACTTAGAGGCGCTGGCAAAGCAAACATTGGACTTGCAGCAAAGTTATGATAGGTTTGGGCGCAAGACTACAGCGGATAGACCGCAGGGAACTAAGATAAACATAGAGGTTTGACATGGCAAACACGTTTGAAAAGATCCTTCAATATCGCCTGATGCCACGAATTATGATGTTGGTTATGACTATCATGTATATAAAGGTCATAAATTGGGGAATGAGCCTCGAAGATTTAAGTACGCAACAATCTGCAATGATTTCAGTTGTCAGTGGCGCCATGACTGGCACGATAGCAGTGTGGCTTAGTTCAGAAAAATGATACAAGCATTCATAGGCCCAATAGCAAACCTCGCGGGTAGCTGGTTGCAGGGCAAAGCGGATAAGACCGCAGCGGAAGCAAAGTTGAAGCTCACTGAAGCAGAAACCAAATCCAAGATACTTCTCAGCGAAAAGACAAGCGTTGCTGATTGGGAACGGATCATGGCGCAGGGTACTCAAAATTCATGGAAAGACGAATATCTCGT